CAATTACCTCCCACTGGTCAGCTAACGGTTCCTTTTGCGATTCCAATAACTTAGCCGTCAGATCAATCGCACTCCATCTAGTCATCACTATTACGATAGAACCGTTTGGCTGTAAACGTTGACGAGGACCAGAGGTGTACCATTCGTAAGCTGACTCTAGCGCTGTCGGACTAAGCGCGTCTTGCTCTGAATGTGGATCATCAATAATTAATAAATCGGCACCACGTCCTGTTACCGCTCCGCCTACACCCGCAGCGAAATACTCGCCACCCTTATTGGTTTCCCAACGTCCCGCAGATTTGTTATCGGCTTGCAGTTTTACTTCAGGGAATATTTTCTTGTATTCTTCTTGATCCATCAAGTTACGCACTTTACGACCAAATCGTACGGCTAGTTCACCCGTATGCGTGGTTTGCATAATCTTCATCTTGGGCTTGAGTCCCATAATATAGGATGGGAAAAAGGTAGACGCGAACTCAGACTTGGTATGACGAGGTGGCATGTTAACAATCAACCGCTTGCACTTACCGTCTACTACGTCTTGTAGCTTTTGGGCGAAGACCTTATGGTGGCGTCCGCAGATAAACTCAGGCCAGATATGTTCTACGTAGTTAATAAAACTTTCTTGGCACTGGTCTTGTATTGCGTAGTTGTCTAACTTTTCTTTAAGCATCAGAGCTTCTTTCAGCTCTGTCTCCGTTAGACTCGATAGGTTCATATCAAACTTTATAAATAGGTTTTACATTTGGAAGTTCAACTAAACCTCCATCTGCAAAATTCATTTGCATCATTTGTTTTTCGTTACGTAAATTTTGTATTTCAGACTCTAAAGTCTCAATATTTGGTCTTTTTTTATTAGTTTTTCTAGTAAGTAAATCCAAATCTCTCAATCTATCAGCAGCAAGCATTAAAGCAATATCTTGTTGAGACTTATTCATAGAAGGTCTGCTATATAAAAGTTCTTGAAATTTTTCTAATTGTCTTCTTCTATCTTCAAAATATTTTCTTCTCTCCTTTTCAGGCAAAGATAGTAATTTTTTTTGTAGAGATTTTTCTTCTAATAAGCTATCTATAGAACCTACGTCTGGTAGTTCAGCTACATCGCCGTCGGCAAACTCAATTCTATCCAAATCTTTATTAATATCCTGATCAGATGTGCCGAAATATTCTGCAACTGTATCTCTAGTTTCAGGAGAAACATATTGGGCTTGCTTCATCTTACCTAGTATTTCTAAATTTTCTTTTCTTGTATTTGGAAATAAACGACCTGTTGTATTATTTAACAAATCCATAAATCCAAAATACGCCTTGTTGCTCATTGAATCAGACTCGCTAATATCTTCTCTTTTACGTAGCATGTTAGCGCGAGTTAAATCAATAAAATTTTTTAAAGAAGTAATATCAGTATTACCTTTTAAAAAATCTATTTTATTTTTTGTTTCAGGAATTACATATAATTTTCCCTGATATTCAATTATTTTGTTTGATTCTATTAAGGATTTAGGAAGATTATAAAACTGCTGTTCTAAATCTGGAGGACCAAGTTCACCTAGAGATGGTAGTTCAGTCATTTTACATCATCTCAGATAGTTCAGACTGAATAGGATCCTGTTGACTTTGCATCTGTTCTGCAAGCATCATCATCACTTGTTGGATGTCTTCGTCATCAAGTCCCATTTGTCTAAGTGCAGCAACGATTTCTTCTTCACTAGCGCCTGATTGAACCAATTCCATCACCATCGTCATCACTTGCTGTATAGCCTGGGCTTCTGGTGCTACGCTTTCTATATCAGATAGCGCAGATTCGATTTCATTTGTTTCACGTGAAACCTCGTCACCTTCTGCGAACACGCCCCTCCCCTTTAATATATCTGCTTGAGTCACTTGACCATCTCCTGTTAAATCTGGAAAAGCTTCTCCACCTTTGGCGAAGCCTAGTTGTTGTTGTTGCATTTCGTTTCTTTCAGCTCTGACCATATCCATATCCATATTAGGTCTGGCTCTACTCATCGCCTCTTCAAAGCTGATTTCACCCATACCGAAAAGCTGGGCATCTCTATCGGAGATGTTTCTACCCATATCGGCTGCTGTCTTTTGTATTAGCATCATACGTTGTTCGGGAGGACTAATACCTTGATTAGCGCCTAAATCAGCTATCCTCATATTCATATTAACTTCTTCGCCTTCTGCGAATCCTGGTCGCATCATAGGGAACCGTTCTCTAGGCATGTCTTGAGGCATAGGTAAGGGTGCGCGAGGCAACAAAGGCAACTCATCTTCCATTCCAAGTTCATCAAAATTTCTTTGTTCATCTATAAACATTCTTTCCATATTTTGCGGTAGCCTTTCAAGTATAGATCCAAGTCCGCCGCCAAAGAACCTTGAGGATGGTCTACGTGACGGCATCCTTCTTTTTATTCTTTTTTTTAAAAAACCTGGTGCTTGATTTCTAAGCATGTCTTCCAAAGAAGGAGGACCAAATTCAGCTCCTCCGCGCATCATAGGACTTGGTGTTTGTCTTCTACTCATACCAAACATTCTATCGAATTTGTTTCCCATAGATGTAGGTCTAGGAAACATAGGAGGTTGCATTTGGTTCTCCATACCTCTTACTTTATTTTTTAAATCTTTAAAGAATCCCATATTTTTACCTCAATCTGTTTAATAATAACTGAATTCTACTGACTCCACCACCGCCAGCCATACCCACTCTTAGGTTGGTAAAATTAGGATTGGGTTTCTGTATCTGTAAATTCTGTAATTGACTTGTTATATCTTGAGGTATGGTATTTGTAGGTATTTGACCGTAGCCTTCTACAACAGGAGGTACTGCATTTAATCCTAAGTTTTGTCCTGTAATCCCAATTGCTCTTTGCGGTTGTTGAGCTATCAAGTTAGCGCTGGCATTTTTAGCTGCTTGTACGTCACCTTGAGTTGCGGTACCTGCGGCACTCGCTGCCTGTAAGTTAGCAATTGCATCCGCTTCGTTAGCCATACCTATCGCTCTCTCGTCCTCAAAGCCCATATAGTTAGGATTATAAAAATCTTTCTGTAATTCTTTTTCTGGCGGTTCAGTTAGCTGATCCATATATTCTTCTGCGGTAGGAGCAGTTATCACGCCTTCAGACGCATCTGTTACTACAGGGAGATCGTCTGCAACTACTGGGGCTGTTTCAGCAACAACTGGAGCAGTATTCAACGCATCTATCTCAGACTGTAGATCTGTAATCGTCTGATTGTAATCAACAGCAAGGGTATCCTTTTGCGCTTCGAGTGCTTGTACCTGTTCATCAGCTGCCGTAGCCCTAATAACGTCTTGTTCTGCAACTGCGTTATCCCTTTCGACCGTCAAGGCATCAATACTGCCCTGTAAGTCAGTAATCGTACCCTCTAAGTTGGTTACGTTACCTTGTAGAGCTGCGATATCGGTTTCTAATCCCTCACGCTCTACGCCAAATTTATCCTCTAACTCCGTAATAATCTGTTGTCGTTCCGATAACAGCTCTTGTTCTCTGGATGTAATCGCTGCTAACTGTTCTTCCGCCGCTGTTGCTCTGATTGTATCTTGTTGCGCGATCGCATCTTGATAGTTATTAGTTAAGTCTACTTTGACTTCCTGTAACTGTTGTATTTCAGACTCAGCATTTTGTATAGCTGACTCTAAAGTATTACGGAAATTTCTGTCCTCTAAGATTCCTTGCGGTCTTGTTGGCGTAACAATAGGACCATCTCCAAAGATATCACTCTCTGGTAACTCTCTAGGGGCTGTTTTGTTAATTTGTTGGATGATATCTGCTGGAAGTGCGTCTTGAGCAATATCAATAGGATTTCTAACTGCTGAACCCTGTCCAGGTAAGTTCAGGAATGAATAGTCGTTGTCGAAGGTAGGTGTTCCGTTAGCCATTTATAAATTCCTCCCAGCGTACAAAGGTTTGGCCGTTCCAGAACAATCCTAAATAGCAGTTGTTACAATTTGTAGAAAAGGTTTTTTTTATATGTGAAAATTTTTTTGCCATTTTTAAGTCGTTGTAGGCGAAGATAAATTCCAACTCTATTGGAGAAAGTGTGAACAAAGCATACTTTCACCTACAACTAAAAAAATTATATGCTGAATAGGGGTACCCTTACAAGTAAAAAATCCTTTGTCAAGATATGCTTGGTTAAGTATGTATATTATTGTCTAATTCCTATCTTATAAAGTACCTAATCTTTTTGGGGGTGTCGCATCTTTTTTGTTAGTCCGACATCCGACTTTTTCCAATCCAATAGAGTCCCTATCTACAGACAAAAAAAACCCCCGAATCTCTTCGAGGGTTTCCACTCTTACGGAGTTCTTAGTTACTGTTTAAGAATTCCAACTCCCCCCCTTTAACAAGTGTTGCTCTCTTGATACATTCCCCGTTTATATAAAAACGGTATTCTCTTGAACCGTCATCCAATAGACGGTGAGTCGTTGTATGTGTTAAGAATGTGTGCGAGTTGCTCGCGCTTGTTCCTACTCTGACTTCTACTTCTCCCGTCTCTTTTACTCCGTACGATTTAGAACCGTTCTCCCCTCCTTTATAAATGCAAGCGGTAACAATATTCCATATTGGGTAACTTCTCATTTGCTCACCTCTTCTTGCTGTTGCTCTTTGACGTAAATATCAAATTGCCTATCTGTTACTCTATCTTTAAACTCCAAGAAGCTATCTAGATAATATAACTCCTCTTCAGTCCGACAAAGATTTCGTAAGGTTCTTAAATCTGCTCCCGCAAATACCTCTCTATATCTTGCTTTATCAAAAAGCATTTTGCCCCAACCCTCTAAAGTAATAGTAGGACCTTCGCATTTGTAAGTTGGTTTATATTCATTCATATTTTTTCTCCGTAATTATAGGGTCGCACTTCGCTCCCCCTTGATACGTATTATACAACTATCTTTCTACAAATTGTAAAAAAGATCTAACTTTCCTGGTGCCAGGAAAAATTTACCCTGGATGCTCGCAAGCTGTAAAAGGATCTAAAAGTAGGCCTACTTTCTATAGTCTTATATCTCTAGTTCTGTAGCTCACCCACCAATATCTAAGGTCTATTATCTATAACCCCGACCCGACCCCCGACCCTTTCGCCTATATAAACAAAATCCCGACCCCGACCCCGACCGCCTTTCTTGTTCAAGCTGAGAATTGCCATTTGTTTTAGATACAACAGAGGAAGAGATAGAGTAGATGCTATTTTTATTGCGTGCTATCCCCTTAAAAGAATTTCTATAATCTTAATGTGCTACTTCTTGATTGATACGATTAATTACAATTTGTAACAAAATAGTGTTAAAATAAAGACTGTTTTAACTAATACGGAGAAAAACTAATGAACGAAGAAATTAAAACCAATACTCTTTCCGATACAGAAAAAGAGATACTAGGAACTTGTTTAACCTTTTGTATGGATTGTGATTTAGCAGATTCACTTACAGATATAGTGGGCGAAGAAGTTACTGACAAAGATATAGAGAATCTTTTAGAAAAACTAACTAAGGAGAAAGTCTAATGGCTCAAAGAGAATATATCGTTAATGATGAAATCTTAGAAGAGTTTCAAGATGCAAATATACAGTTCGCAGTAAGTAGTGAACTGTATGGAATGGAGAAGAAACTAGATGCTAAGTCTTACATACCAAAAACTAAAGAGTATGAGAATAAACTGTTTGCTATCAGTCAAGTTCATAATCTTAATAAAACCAATTCAAAGAAAGTCATATCTATTGCAAAGACTATCTTTGATTTAACTTATACGGAGAAAGTCTAATGGCTATTACTAAAAAACAAGAATCCATGTTAGATGATTACAATCTATACGGATTCCATTCGGGTGGAGGTTGTATGCACTTTGCTTACGATACCAATATTGATGAACTGCAATGGTTGATTAATGATATAGAAGAAAATGGCGACCCAAGTCTTAGATATCCTAAAAACGAAAATCAAGTTTGCGTATTTGGTCTTGATTTGAATTATCTTGATAATCAAGATTTAACCGATTCTATCCTAAAGATTGGTAAAAATAATAAGACAGAGAATGATAATGATGCCGATTGGATTCATTTCCAAGATACTCTTAAAAATGGAGTAGCCAAAATGAAAGCTATTACTGATGAGATTAATAATCTAAAAGAGAAAGTCTAATGAAATTATCAGAAGAACGAATGATTGAAATTATCAACAAGAAACAAATTCACCAATGTTCAAAACAAGAAAGAGAACAAGTGATGAACTTTGCTTTTGGAGAAGATTATATTAAATCTAAAGACAAAGGTAATAAGAAAATAATTAAGGAGAAAGTCTAATGATGTGGACAGACTATTATAAGGATTTACCAATTCCTAGCGATTGGGAAAACGTATCTTATGGCAATGACGAGTTACCTAGTTTTGCGTGCAATGGTTATCAGATATGGATTCATTCACCCGATATAGAGGAAAGGAAAGCAGAGTGGATTGATTACAATGGTGATGCAGAGTTTGAAGATTGTAAGTATTCAGTTACTTATTACTTTGATAATGAAACCACCATACTCCATGTTGAACGAGAGAAAGACGAACCTCACGTTTTAATTTCCACAGACTTTCAAGAGGTTATTGATTTTGTCAATAAACCTAGTCTATACGCTCTTATCAGAGTTTTAGAATTAGAATTTAACTACAAAGTATCATTTGCAGAAATGAAAAAGAAAGAGTTGATTGGATACATTGACGATTTATTAAAGGGGGAAACTGAATATCATTTAGATAAAAATTTTCCTAGAAAGACTTTTGAAACATTTATGAAGGAGAAAAACTAATGAAACATTTTAAAGAAAGAGAGTTTACTTTATTTAACTATATGTGCGACATACTGTTTGAGTTCTATGAGAAGAATGAACTTGAACATTGTTGTGCTTTAGAAAGTCTGATAGGTGGCAATTACCATAATGAAGAACAAAAAGAATGGTTAGATAGGTTTACTGATACCTACGATAGAGTAGAGCAAAGAGACATCAATCGTAATTTAAAGGAACAAAGCTAATGAAAACAGAAGAACTATTTGATTACGACCCAAGTAAATCTGAATACGAATTAGCTAAAGATAATAAAATATTCTTAGTTATTCATGGTAGTGGTTACGGAGATATCCCACCCGAAGAGGAATGGGTTGATACCTTCAACGGATATTCTATAGAAGATACAGTAGCCAATGATTACGTTATTAGAAACTTTGATAGACAAAGACTCGTTCACTTCAAAGAGATAGAACTTGCCGAAGAATGGGATATAGATATCTTGGATGAACTATGGGAGTCCAAAAAAGGAGAATGGAATACCTATAGTGACCCAAGTGGTGTTGTTTATTTTAAATGCTATCAGGAGAAATAATGCCTCAATGCCAACTATGTAACAGAAAGGTAGACGAGAGAGCCACCCAAGAACAAGCGGGTTACTATCTTTGTTTATCTTGTGACTGTAAATATACAGACAATGAACTTATACAACTAATGGAGAATAATTAATGACTGAACAAGCAACTAAAAAAATACAACTAGATATGAATTCAGTAGAAGAATTTTTTGATGAGTACGACCATTCGGGGCATATCGGGTGGCTACAAGAAATACTTAATGGAAATATCAAAATAGAAATAATGAGAAAAGCAGTAATCTCTCATTCGGTTGGCAACAAAGAAAAATGCCAAAAGTTTGTAGATGATATGTTTGTAACTAAATGGTGGGAGAAATAATGAAAACATACGAAGTCTACCAATACGTCAAAGAGTGGGGGGATTACTCCCCCGTTCCGACTATCAGAACCCAATCTTGGAGAGCAACGGGAGATAAGATCTTTCGGCTCAAAGACTTGGGATATGAATGTAAATTAATAATTAAAGAGTCCGAATGAATCAAAGAATATATCACCTAGAGAGGATACTTCATCAAGAGAGCCACCTAATGAGTGAATCTAATGTTAAAAAGGCCAAAAAAGAACTCAATAAATTAAGGAGACAAACTAATGGCTAGACCTAAGAAACAAACAGTTACTTTATCTGACGGAACGATAATCAAATATACGATTACGAGCAAAGGCAGACAGGTATTTATCCCGAAAGAACATTCAGATAGAGCCGACCAACTTTATCTTGAAGCTGACCAATTAATCAATAAGCAGGAGTCCGACAATGAGTAAAACTTATATATTAGATATTACAGGTATATGTGTTGAAGAAGATGAAATTGAAAATACTACAATACATATTTGTAGAAATGGCGAATGGTGTGAAATACCTTTTGATCAAGATGATATTGTTCAAGTAAAGGAGTCCGACAATGAACGATAATATAAACCCGACCTATTACCGCAAAGGTATAGAAACGACTGATTATATTGTTTCTCATTCTATGAACTACCTAGAAGGCAATATCATCAAGTACGTAACCCGATACAAGGACAAAGGTGGCCTTGAAGATCTAAGGAAAGCTGAGTGGTATCTAACCCGACTAATTAAACAAACGGAGAATAACAATGAATCTTAAACATTTAGACAAAGTATGGAGAGAGAACTGCCCCGAAGAATCTAATGGATTGGTGAGCAGACGTAAAAAGGGCAACAGGTGGAACAAGATAGTTGAATCCGCTAAAGCCAGGAATAAACTCAAGGAGAAAAGCTAATGAGATATATAACAGGTATGAAAGTAAAGCTAGAAGATGAACTATTTACAGTTTCAGAAAGTTGTTCTAGTTGTAATAAAGGTTGGGAAGTTATGCAGAAAGAAAACGATTTAGATATGTTACAAATTTGTACTGAATGTGACGGGTTAGTAAATGGAAGTGATACATATTATTACCAAGAGGATTTAGGTTACAAAATATTGAAGGAGAAAAGCTAATGATTGAAATTATTGATTTACAAGGTAGTGATTGGACAGGTTGGACTTTCAAAAGTAAAAAAGAATTAAAGAATTTTTTACAAGAAGAAAGTTGTAATGTTAGTGAATATTCTGAGGAAGAATATTATAAAGAAAATGCTGATGTTAGTTTAGATGAATATTGTGAAATGTATCAAATCAAATATGTGGAGAAAAGCTAATGGAATATACGTCATTTATTACCGACAAAGAGAAGATGAGAGACTTCAAGATATTAACTAAACAGGAGTTTCTAAAGTCTTATTCTTATCTTACTGAAGCTGAATATGAGCTAACTGTTAAGGAGAAAAGCTAATGAAATACATACAAAGAAAAGATTCTTACGGAAACTTTGAGACAGTTGATGAATTTGAGTCTCGTAAAGAAGCTATAAAAATGCTCAAAGAGTATCGGTTGTCTGATCAAAGTGGATATTTCTATATAAGTCAGAAACCTTGCAGAGATTGGTAAGGTAGCTATAACAATATAACCTAATGACTCCCGACTACTTACTCTCTAAGGCCTTAGTCTTTGACTTATCTTCGATAGTGATTCCCGATTTAGACCCGAGCAAGTCCTGGAGTCTTCTCTCTACTTCACCCCGACTCATCTGATCTATCTTCCCGTGCAATACTTCCCGACGATCAACGATAAGTCCCCCGACCTTGAGCAAGAGTCCTTGAGCTTGAATTGCTGCGTTAAATGCACCCCGACTCCAGGCATCATCCCGAAGCTTATATAGATCTTCTACTGCGCGCTCATGTGTCAGTTCAAACTTCTGTTTAGCTTCCGACATCAATCTTTCATACTCCCGACGAACGTGAGCATACCGACTGTCTTCATTCTTCCGCATCAGTCTCCCGACAACTATAGGATTCTTATACCCTGCTTTCTTTGCCGCTTCTGCAAACGTCAATTGTGGATCGTTGACTGCGTTCCAGACTAACAAGCGTTGTCTCTTGGTCAGTTGTTTCTCGTCGTGGTTAAGATACTCTATTGGCATATCTTCCGTATCCTCTAACGTATGCTCAACGGTGATAGTCTTTCTTATGTTCGTGTCTCTAGGCATATTACTCTTGCTCCTGGAAATGCTTCCGCTAGTTTAACAATAAATTCACTTTCTAATAATTCTATAAATTCTTGA